ATTGGAAGTACAGTCATCAAACTTCCAACTGCTACCTACGTTCGCTCCATCATCCAGAAGAAGATGGAGATTACGAAATGTGGGGTGCGTCGAGGACACTCCCATCAACAAGCAGCAACTGAGCGCAACAGTGCAACAGAAACGATGCTCGATTTTGTTCACAAAAGTGGATATGTCCCATATGTCATTTCTCCATCGCCACGCGAGTCTGGACTTGATGGCCGGCGTAAGTTTTATAGCTTAGCCGACCTTCGCCAGAATTACTTGCATGACCCGATAACAGATGAACATATCATCGTTATGACCGATGTGGACTATTATGTGAACATGCACGAACTCATTAATTTGGGCAGGCCAATCTTGTGTTACACCTTTCAGCCAACCACCGTATCAGGACCAGTCAAGGATGGATTCTTTACCATCAATAATGACACGGTTCATTACCGCGTTAACGGGGGAAAGGATGTTAAACACCAGATATGGAACTATAATCAAGATACCATCTATACTATCGATCCCGTAACTGGATTTTGGGCCACTCTCTCTCAAATTCTATTGGATTTGTCTGGGTTGAGTCGCCTTAGCCGTTATTGTCACCAACGTTTCGGGATTGGCCCATTTGGCCGTAAGGTCACAATTTGCACTGTCGATCAATTTAAACTCAGTGACCACCGCAACATCATCTCCATTGTCCCATTTGCTAAATGTCGTGAGAATCTGTTACCCATGAGTGATTATGGACAGCAGCTCCGACGAATGTGCTACCAACAGAAAACCGAAAACCAGAAATTCAATACGTTGTTATATCTTGGAGAAGGTGACCCCCTGATTAGTTTGGGGGTCGCAGGGCAAGTTGCTAGCGTCCAACTGCCTCTGCGGGACTTGGAGGCGATGACACTCATGCATGGAGATTCGAAAACGGCCACATTATCTGACACCGTCAGGCGGGGCAGAGCGACTGACAAGTCGCTCACTGAGCAGAAAGCTGCTATTATACATCACTATTTGCTCTCTCTATTTCCCCTGAAGTTTGATGAAGTGCACAAGCCTGGGCAATTGGCGCGTCACTATCAAGCAACAGAAGAGAAATATGATCACGACAAAACCGAACAAGGTCGTGAATATGCCCGCACATATGCTCCCGCACCGCTCTCACAACAAGCAGTATTCCCTAATGAATCAATTGCTAATGAGCGTGCAACTATTGACGGCAGAGTTGTTGGCCCACAAACCAAAGCAAAAGCTCGCGAAAATATTACCCAGAGAATGCGCAGATTCGCTAAAGAATTCGTGAATCACCTAGTTGGTGAGCCAGGAGCAGGCTTCCACTATTCAGTAGCGCACGTGGAGGAACAACAGCAGAAACCTCTACAGCGAGCTCGCAACGACGCCAACCGGATGCG